ACTTCTAAGTTAGTCACAGCATTCTGCAACTCGTTACGCAGTGGCTGTGTCAGTGTGTAGTTATGCTTCTCTTGCAAGTGCTTGGTCATGAAGTCAAAGTAGCGGTTCACAGTCTCAGGCCAGTGCTCTCTCCGGCCTTTATCATCCAAGTAGCGAGAGTAGCGGCTCTTGCCAATGTATTCTTGGTATGGTGTCATAGTTGTTGTCATCTTAGTCTAGTTCCTTTATTAAATATTCTTGTTTCTTCTCAATCATATCATCAAATCTTTCAACAAGGTCATCACTCTGGATTCCTAACAGTTCCAAGAGTGTGACCTCATCCAAACGCTTGAGAGCCTCTTTCAGTTCTTCAAATGTTATTGCTGCGTTCACGTTTGCTGATCTCTCTGTCAATATACCACTTAGCCTTCTTCAGGTCTTCAATGGCATCCTTCTTTAGGTCACAACGCCAGATATACTTGATTGCATTACCTAAGTTAAAGCCCATGTGTTCTGTAACTTGGATACATTCAATACCTGAGGGATGTTCAGTGTAGTGCTTAGGTTTATGAATGCTGTCATTAGCCCATTCACTGTGGTCTGAGTCTACCCATTCTTTAACTGCTTCACTTAAAGGTTTAGCTGCATCTCTAATGAAAATGCTACGATTAACCCACTTATCATAACCTTCACAGTCATTGCAGGGGTGTATTTTAACATCTAGCTCACTGTAAAAGCAAGTCCTACATTCCTTGTTAACCATATTTCCTCCCTAGGTATTCTACGCTTAAGAACATCTCATCGAAGTGTCCATCGTTAACTTCATTCATCATCAGTAAGCCCCTCCAGTGTCTATTGCTTAGTTGATCCATATAACTTTCATCGTGGAGATAGTAAGACCCAACGATGATAGCACAAATAGGCTTCCCATCAGCACGCTTACCATAGGCAATCTGCTTTCCTTGTTGATGTCCAGCAATACAAGACATGTGAAGCTTGTTAATAATAGCACTAGCAGCCCCTGCGGGTCGTCCCATAGCCCCCACAGGCCAGTAATGATTAAACCCCACCCCATTAATGAATACAGGATGTAGGAAACCGTGTACTTCCCAATCTTTCTCATACTCAAGATCCTTTGTAGATATTAAGCCTTCAAGTGTAGGATTATTGTTAACAGCTCTATCAATACGGTTCTCATGGTTGCCTAAAGTCATCACCATACGAGGCTTGTACACCTTGTGCTTCGATTCCTTCTGAGCCTTCTGAGCTTCCTTTAAAGGAGCCAACAACAACTTCATGGCCTCTTTAGCAGCTTCAACGTCCTTCTTGTAGCGTAGACCTTCAAAGTACTTACTCCCCTTGATGTCGTGGCTACTAAGGCTTGGCATATCTGCAAAGTCACCTATGTTAACCACCACATCAGGTTTGTAATCGACAATAGCTTTACCAGCCCATGTCAGGTGCTCCAAAGGTACACCCTCTTTAATCTGACAGTCCGGGATTACTAGAATCTTCATCGATGTCCTCTCCTCTGATTGTTAGTCTCTCACCTTCACGTAAGCCAGCTTTGATGGCCTCTAAGATACCAAAGCTTAGGAGTGCTTGAGCTTCCTCAGGAGTCAAATCAAACTGGTATGTAGCATCACCATTCTCATGCTCTTTAATCAGATTCACGTTCATTTTCAGCCTCCTTCAAGAACTCCTGAGCATCACCAGTGTACATGAAGTAACCTAAGACAATACCAATGGCTGCATTGACTTTCTTGTTCTCAGCAATGTCCTCAGGATGAGAACTCCAACCACCATTGATAGTATTCAAGTAGGTTTCTTTAAGTTTCTCCACAAGAATAACATCTGTGAAGTCTTCCCATACACTGCGAAGTTCTTTAGACTTCTCTAAAGCTTCAATTAGATTAGCTAACATAATCATTTACCCTTTTCGTTCGTTTAACCATGACATTGGAATATCTTTATCGGCATACTGGAATCCATGCTTGTTGCACCAATCTCCGTATGTAGTTTGGCTTACCTTTGAGAGTTTAGATTTAGAGTTACTGAAGACAAACCTAATATCAAGTTCAGGGTGTTGTTCCTTAACCATCAAATGCTTCTGTCTATCAGCAGTCATGAACCTGCCCTTGCTCTCAATGATAATACCATTACTCAGTAGTAAGAAGTCAGGAGTGTATGTACGCTTCTTCTCAGGCTGCGTATATGCAATCACTAGCTTCTCATACTCAAAAGGAACTTCTAAGGCTTTCAATCTCTCAGCTATCTTGTCTTCTAAGCCTGACCTAAAACCATGCTTCAAAGCTACTTGTCTAATTGTCAGTGGCTTTTTACGCTTAGGCTTCATCACTATACTCCTTTGTGAGGTAGTACTGATGAAGGAAAGCTCCAAAAGTATCTACAAACTCTTCTTCGTGGTTTAGCTTACCCATTGTGAACAAGATGGCATGAACTAACTCATGGTAGAAGGTTTGCTCAGTAGACTGCTTGTTCATTCCTGTGCGTATGCTAATGGTTTGCTTCTCAGGATCACACTTGCCCATGTCTTCCATGTGATCTGCATAGACTACATTCCAGACTGAACCTGCAAGTTCCTCAGGATCACACTTGCCCATGTCTTCCATGTGATCTGCATAGACTACATTCCAGACTGAACCTGCAAGTTCAAAGGAGGTTGCCACATCTGGTTTGGTTTTCTTCTTAGCCATAGGAGCTGACCGTTTTCCAGTACCCTGTCAGTATTGCCGTCATAAGCTTTGATACAAGCTGCATATATTTCCTCTTCGGTTGTACAGTCTTTCAAGATCTTATCAGCCTTTACAGGGCCAATACCTCGTATACCTTCAATGTTATCAACTCTGTCACCTGTCAGTATCTGTTTGTAGAAACTGTACAAGCCTTCAAACTCAGTAACATAATACTCCTCATCCTTTACAGGATTATAGTGCCACCCCGGTAACTGATCTAGATCCTTGTCAACGTGGACGATCCAGTAGTTACCTTCAGTGGACGCTATGCCTACAGAGTCATCAGCTTCCTCGTTCTCAGACATCTTAGCACCGAGCTTCATCAGATGTTTGCGAAGAGCCTCATAGTGTTTAGGCTTGGGAGCATCCTTACGATTACCCTTGTAAGGAACAGTGGTAGCTACCTCGAATCTAAAGTTAGTTTTACCTGTAATCCAAGCTCTGTAGTCATCACACTTCAAGCGCATATAGATTATATCGGTAAACCACTCTGTGAGTCGGTTTAGTGCCCACCGTTCCTCTTCTTCCTCATTGGAGAAGCCAACTTTATAAACTAAAAAGTCAGCATCTACAATAGCCTCAGTAGGCTTTTTAGAGAACGTCATCAGCAGTCTCTGCTTCCTCATCAGCACCTTCAGGAGAGTACACCTTGAGTTCAGTCACAATCAACTTCTTAATTGATGGTGCTGCACCAAACTTAGCTGACATCTTGTGACGGTATGAAGAGATAACTGCGTGACACTTAGTACCATTACCCATCTTAGCAATGTCTACAGGATTACCTTCTTCGTCCACAGGTGTGAACAGGTAAGTAGACTTGGCAACAATGAAGTTACCCATGCTCTCTTTGTTCTTGATGTTGATGCCCAGCTCTTTAAGCTTCTCACAGGCTGCATCACTCAAGTTACCAATGGTACATTCGTACTTCTTGTTGTCTTCGTTAAACTTTGTATTAAAGTTATTCATCCAGTTGCTCCAGAAGATTTCTCCAGCAACTTTAACGGGCTTTAATGTATCAATACTCATTTCATTTTCCTTTAGGTTAGTTTAATTAGATTCTACAGTTTCAACTGCTTGTTTCTCTTGCTCTTGAAATTGAGCTACCAGCTTCTGATGCAATGGGAATGCACCTGACTCAGTAGGTAGTTGTCCAATCACTCGAACAATGAAGGCAGCTTCATTAGGTTCTACGCTAAGATATAACATTACTTTCCTCTCTTTAATGCAGCTCTTGTGATGACGGGTGAGCTGTATTACCCGATGCCAGATCTTCTAAGTACACAAGTGCAGATAGTAGCACAGTGTATACCTCTTCAAGATCTAGATCCTCTCCTATCTTAACCTTGAAAGTTTCACCTTCAACGTTAAACAGTATTTGATTCTTCTCAATGTGTTTCACGCCAGTTTGCACCAATTTTATATTCTCCGTCTAGTGGACAACGAAGCTTGAAATGCAACCCAGCTTCAACAATACTTTGCTTTGCAGCCTCACCTACTATTGTAGCATACATCTTAGGAACTTCAAGTTGAAATTCATCATGGACATTAGCTACCAACTTGACAGGCCACTTGTTAGCCTTAGTCTTATCGTGAAATAATACCAAAGCTTTCTTCATCACAATCGCCCCAGCCCCTTGAAGGAGCGAATTGAGAGCTGCATGTTCACTGCGTATCCATATCTTACGACCATCAAGCCCCGGTACAAAGCCCTTACCCGCATATCTGCTAACCGTATTTCTAAGACGTTGTAGGGAAGGTGTGTTTTTAAGGAAGGAATCGATAAGTTTCTGTCCCGCTTTAGCATTACCACCGACAATGGAACCAATCTTAGCTGGCCCTGCACCGTATAGGAATGCGTATATAAATGTCTTCGCTTGATCCCTTGTTTGCAAACCTGCAGCTTTTTGATTCTGCGTGTGTACATCCGTCCCATCTTTCGAGGAGCCTTCAGTGACTGTTTTAACATATTCATCATCTTTCATATAATGTGCAAGCATACGCAGCTCAAGGCCACTAGCGTCACAACCAACCAATACGTTACCTGCTTCCACAGTCCAACACTCTCTGCACTCAGGCCCATAGATACTCCCAGCATTAGGAATCTGTGCCATGTTAGGACTACTGTGTGTCATCCTACCAGTTACAGCTCCATTCGTGATAACCTTACCATGCACTCTACCGTCCTTACCCACAGCTTCTAACCAGCTTTCAATCTGAGCTACACGTTTCTGTAGCATCAGGTAGGTAGCAATCAACTGAGCCTCAGGAATGTTAGTAACCTTAGACAGTACAGACTCATCGACAATAGCCTGACCCTTTTCAGTGAACACCTTAGGCTTCCATCCTAGCTCCATCAGCTTCTCTCCGATCTGCTTTCTACTTCCGGGATTGAAAGTATCAACGCAGTCTTTGATGGGCTTTCCACTTGTCTTGTGGAACCTTGGAGTGATGACTGGAGGCCACCTTTCTTGCATCTGCTCATAGATTCCAGCCATCTTTCCCTTGATGTCAGCAAGTAAGCAAGTTGCATAGACTTGATCGAGTTTGAATCCATGTCGTGTTTGTTCCTCAATGATAGCTGCTACTTTATGCTCAAGAGCAAGGCTTTCTTGTGAAAAGTCTTTCTTAGTGAGTTCATCAGTAAGATGCTTATAAAGATTAGCAGTGACCTCAACGTCCCTAATGCAATAATGCTCCAGAAGAGCCATGTGAGGAATGTCGAAGCACTCACCTTTGTATTCCTCTCGTCGTTCCATTAACCATGTCCATACCTTTGTGTAGTCAATCTTATTCTTCCCCAACCTCGTTCCCCATGCGTCTAAGCTGTGACCGTTCTCTACTGAGGGATCTAGCAGTCTTGAGGCTATCAGTGTATCGTACACTTGGTTCAAGCGAATCTTCGTACCCCAGAGCCGATTCAATGTCGGGAAATCGAAGCCTATTCCGTTCTGTGCGATTATCAATGTAACGTCCTTTAAATACGCCACGAGGCTGTCTGCTGCTTTCCATACGTTCACTTCTCCGCTGTCAATGTCCTTAGTTACTACCATCCAAATCGTGTTGTGATCTAAGGTTGTCTCTATGTCCAATACGATACGCTTCATATTCTGCTTTCAAGTCTTCATAGTGGTGAATGAGTAACTGATACTT